AGGTGTCAATTTGCGGATGCGGTAATTTTCTAAAACCGTCTTACTGTCATCTGTCGTTATTGTATGTGCCATGTTTTTTTGCACTCTCCCCCTTCTTGTTTTGCTAAATGGATAAGCAGTATCAATGCCATCTCCATCATAGGCTATCAGATAGCCTTTTTTAGTTGCATTAACTATTTTTAGTTGCAATTATCTGTCTCCTGCGTTTTTTTAAATAGTATTTTAGGTTAGTACCTTTATGATAGTTAGCATCTATACAATAACTTGTGTCTGGTAAAATAAGTTGTTTAGTTTTTTCTTCTGACAAATAATACTTTTCGTCCACATCCTCTTCAAGTACATCTTTTAATCTGATAGTCAATTCTTGTTTTTCAGGGAAAATATATGGTTCATGATCACCTAAAATTGACACACAAAACACACGTTCCCTGTTTTGCGGGACACCGTAATCCTTCGCATTCAACACTTGCCAGTAATTCGTATAACCTTGGCTCTCTAGCCAATCAAGCCATTTATCAAAATTTGGCTTATGCTTTTTGCCTACGAGATTTTTTACATTTTCCATTAATAGATATTTCGGTTTTTTAGCCACTATAACTTTTTGGCATTCCCAGAGCAATCCTGAGCGTGTACCGCTATCAATATCAAGACCAGCTTGCTTCCCTGCCACAGAAATGTCTTGACAAGGAAAGCTATAAGTAAATAAGTCGTGATCAGGAATAGTGTCAGGATTAATCTTGCTAATATCACCTAGATTATTTACTGGGCCATGAATTGCCTCATAACTTTTAATGGCAAATTTGTCGATCTCGGCAATAGCTACTACTTCGTGTGGTATCCCGAGGTTTCGCAATGCCATGCGTTGCGTACCAATACCTGCAAAAGCTTCAAATACTCTTAACATCTCATCCACCATTCCCAGTCAACTCAGCAATCCTTTTAGTCTGGCTCTGATTTTGCTCACGAGATTGCTTAAGCTGCTGCTGCGTGCTAACAAGCTGCATACGCAAGTCTGTTATTTGTTGCTCGTAATGCTCACTGCTATAGTCATACCCAATCACAAATCCCACAGCAAAAATGCAAGTAGCTAAAAGTGTAAGTACAAAACCTGTTAAAAAGTCGTCTTTAGTCATGATCAGCCTCCCGTACTGCTGCAAGTGTATCGGTGTCTATCATTTTGTCACCTCTCCTCAATCTTATAAAAAGCGTTATGTTTACCGTAATCGACAGTAAATATATTCCCTTTTTGCCATATGCGATAATATGGGCTGGCAAATTTATCTCTGTCTTTGATGTGGACCTTAATTGAGTCATAGGCTGCTTTTAGTGTTTTATAGTCACCTATAACCTCAACGGTTTGGCCGTTAATTTCCCAAGATAATCTAAAACTCATTCTTCCACACTTCCTAATAATTCTGGGTTTTCGTAGATATTTCCGATGACATCGTAATCTAACCAATTATACAACCAGTCCTCGGTTGTATCTGTTTGGACTTTCCAAGCACAATCCATATCGTCATAAAAAACAACTCCTACCTCACCAGAGTCACAATCCATAATAATGTCTTTATCATAAATCGTATTATCATCATCGTGTGCTAATTGCATGAGATACTTATCGTCAAAACTATAGCCGATAAGTCCTTTTTTGCCCTTTATGATTTTTTGAAAAATTTTGTCTCTCTCTCCTCGATAGATATTACCGCCCCAAATAACTAATTCCTTATCATCAATCATCTTTTTTTCGTGCGGATCCCATGCTCTAAATTTTGGTATCATTCCACTTCCTCCAACTTCTCGATTAACCAATCAAGGTTCTGACGTGCTTTTTTAAGGTCTTCAACACCATTTTTAGCGTGATACCGCAAAAGGTACTTAACAGCATTGCCCCAATAAAAACCCTCCTCGTGCTCTGGGCAAGCTGCGAAGTTTTTAACCACGTCGATTGCTTCCATGCCATGCCGCCCTTGATAGTGTGATGGCTTTTTAATGTTATCTGTCCTATCCTGACAAGCAGCTTCAAGCTCCTTAATTTTTTTAAACGTATCTTCCGTTAGCATCTCTCCACTCTCTCAAATAATATTCTGTCGCTCGCTTATCATTAGCTAACTCTAGCTCTCTAATAAACTGCATCGCTTCTCTTTTTGTTGCGAACTCATGCTCCCTAAACAATCTTTTATCAGTAACCGCGTAAGTCGCTGTAATACCTTTGTTGTAAATCCTCACAACGTGTTTTTTAGTAGTAGTCATGTGTCTCCAATCCATCAAGATAGCCTTGATTGACATAGTATGAACCAATCAAAACAGCGTCTGCTTCATCATCTTTGACCGATTTATTAAATTCTTGCTCCACTTTTGTTTTTGACTGTAATTTCATGGACTTCTTGCTTCGATCCTTATAACTAAATTTCCAGTACTTACGCCATGTCGACACATTGATAAAAGCGACGTTATCAGCTATCAAGCGTCCTAAGATGATACCAGTTACAATACCGATTTTAAGCATGGATTGCTGGTTAGGTCCCATAACCGAGTTTTTTTCAACTGCGATTGTACTAAAGTGGCATTCGTATTTTTTTAGTGCTCGTGACTGGATTAGTCTTAATTGGATAGCCATATATCGTCCACGTTCGAAATAAGAGTCGCTCTTATGTTTTAAGACACCACTCTGGATAAGGTCTGAGCCTTTAAATAAGGCCCATCCCGTTCCAGATGTTGAGATGTCTAGTGATAATACTAGATTGCTCATTCAAGCACCCCACGAATGCCAAGGGTTTCAAAAATGTTTTTCTTGTTATCTTCGATAAAAGCAAATGTTTTTATGATTTCGTCTGTATCTTTTTTGTGCTCCTTGGCAAAATATGATGATGTTAGGTTAATCATGTCATGAGGTTTTGCTTCTAGCGTTAGATCATAGACTATCTCAAATAATTCGCCGTCCTCGTCCAGCGATGGCTCATTGTCAATTTTTATAAACTCGCTAGTAAAACGCCATCTTTTATTTAAGTTACTCTCAATGACGAAGACTTTATTTAATCTATCTAAAATTAATATTGTGTCAGTTCCTGTTATTTTAATTTGTTCCATGTTTTTTACCTTTTTAAAATCCACACTCGCCCTAAAATTGTGTGTGAGCATTGGCAAGGACGAGTGTAGCAACTCTTTATATCATCAATCCTGTTAACTTGACGATATTGCAATTTTCCTTTCTCGCTCGGAAAATATTTGTTGCTGCAAAGGCCGAGCATCACTTTGCAATAGTTAGGATTTTTTTATTTTTTGAGTTGATTAGGAATTTCGATGTGAATTCCTGGAGCATTTTCGTGCATGCCAATATCAATCCGTTCTGGTCCCAACACCTTGTAGCCAGCTTCTTTATATTTGCAAGCAAGTTCGTCTAATACTCTATCTATTACTCCCAAACTGTTTCCTACCATGCCTCTTAAAAACAATGGTCCTCTACCTGACCAAACCGTTGAATTCGGAACTCCTACAACAGCCGAGAAAGCTTTGTACGTTTCTTTATCATCTAGCACTGTCATTTCAATCCGCTTGTCAATCATGGTTTCGGCGGTATTCACACATTTTTGAATTGAGTTTTGCTCTTGTAATTTTTTCAAATCGTCCATCGCTATTACCATTGTTTTTATCTCCTAAAAAATCTCTACTCTTACAGACAGTTGGTTCTGTCTGCAATACTCGCATTTTCCGCAAGGCTTAGGCTTTTCTATGCCTTTTTTAACGTCATCTAGTCGCTTGATGTTTTGAGCTAAATCGTCTAACTCATTTTGCATAGCATCTACATTTTGGATTCTGATAGCTCTCGTGTCTGGCGGCATTTCCTTGGTTACCGCGTAAATAATTGGTTCAAACGGTTTATTATACTTAGCTTCTAGCATGGTTTTGTATGCAGCCATCTGCAAGATGTATCCGTAAGCCTCAAACCATCTGACACGCTTTTCTCCATTCCAGATTGTGTCGTCAATCGGCCCTTTTGTTGTTTTGATGTCTACAAAATAGCCACGTTCAACATTCAAGCAGTCGATTTTACCCTTGAATTCAACCTCGCCAAGAAATCCTGTGATAGCTGCTTCTTTTTCTCCTTGGTATATGGCCATGAAGTTACTGTCATTTTTAAGCGCCTCTATCATTTGGTCTGCAGCCAAGTAGTCTTTTTTTAATTGACCTTTTGTTGCTCCTCGTGTCGATAGCATAGCAGTTCTGTTGGCGTCAACAAAATTGGAATGAGCTTCTTTACTCTCAAAGTAAGAGTGGACATAGTTCCCAACGAGCAACGCAGTGTTATCTCTGGTATCTGTCCAATCCCCTCGTAATTCAGCAAGTGCCCTTGCCTCGCATTCTCTAAAGCGCTTGTACTGACTAATGGACCAGTATCTTATAGCCGATTCTTTGCTATAATAGTCCTTTCCAAGTAAGTCTAAACTAGTCATCTAGCAACCTCTTAATTACTTCATCAATAGGTGTATCGTAAAAGACACACTCTTCCCTTTCCCTATCTCCAACGAATTGAATAACCACTACTTTTTCATCTAAATCGTCAAAATTTAAGGCAGATCTTTCCCAAACGCCAACAACATATTCTGGATTAATATAATATCCTTCAATTTTTACAAGTTTAATCATATTAAGTCTCCAAGATTATCAAAGAGGTTACCTTCGCTAGCTTTAATTTCGCCAGTCTCTTGGTCAAAATCCGGAATTTCATCTGCCGGATAAGAGGGGTCTTCTAAAACCGTCTTATTTTCGTCTGTGAGCGTTTTTTCTTGCTCTGAATGTAAATC